TTACAATGATTACTATAATCACGTTCATTGGACTGACTGGGTTCTTAATCAAGAATCTGTCCTGATTGTGAATCCAAAGAATTACCACACAGGTGGCCAACAGGGAACACTAATGTACCTTGATGCTCGCAAAGATGTATATCTTGGAGAAGTAAAAGAGGCGGTTATGGGGATTGACCCTAGCTGGACTTATATTAACGATCGTTTCTTCAAATTCGGAGACTAAAGAATGATCTACAAAGGTAAAGAGATTAAGGGCTGGTCTAGCTTTTTTAGAGTAGCTAACATAGATAACCTTGAACCGGAGGATATTAAGTTTTGCCGATGGTTATTTCGGCAAGGGCTTAAATGGGAAGAAGAAGCAAAAGAACAAGGATTCGTCGGAGTCGGAGTTATTAGTTATGTCCAAGCTAAACTTGCAGAGACAAACTACGAAGATCTTAACCTATAGTTACAACACAGGAGTCGCTATGTCTATTTTACTAAATTGCCTACTAGGGGGTGAGAACAAACAAACTTTCTCTGCTCGTAACTGGCAAAGGAAAAGAGATGGAAAACTACACCTTGTCCCACTGATTGACACAATGTTTGGTGGTGACCATTGTATGATTAGTTGGATTGAATACAAATATCGTCAAATCGACAAAGGAATGTAAGAATGTATACAGTTGAGTTTATCGAAGACTACTGTCAGGTTGTAACTCTTGATGATCATGGACAGCACACAGATGTAACGGTATTCATTGAAGATGCTGGTGTGTTTATTCAACAGTATCCTGATGGTGAACGCGAAAGTAAGCCGAACTTAGTCTATATGTCTTTCCAACAGTTCAATGACATCTTAGATGCAATGAAGATGCCGGAAGGTATCTACAATCGAATCCGTATTAGCGCACGTAAAGAAGAGGAAGCAAAATGATTACTGTATTTGAATTTGAACTACTAGCCGAACGTTTCCTTAAGGAAGGAACTACTCAAGATACTTTGTTTGCAGGTCTTTCTTCTGAAGTTGGAGAGCTAATGGGTGAAAGAGTTGATGAGCTACGTGTAGACAAAGGGACTCCAGGTGATATTAACTATCGCATGGCTAGTGAGCTAGGGGATATTCTATGGTACGTTGCTATGATTGCTCACAAGCGAGGTTATACACTTTCTCAGATTATGGACATGACTATCGACAAGCTTGATGACAGGGAGCGCAATGGAAAAGCGTAAGTATGACAAAATGTTTATGCAGATGGCTTTAGCTGCCGCTGAACAGTCTCAAGCAGATAACTTAAAAGTCGGTGCTGTAGCAGTTAAGGACGGTAACGTCATTGGCATTGGAATAAATGGCACACCCGTTGGGTGGTACACTAACAAATGTGAGGATGAAAATGGAAATACTAAACAAGAAGTTTATCATGCGGAAGCTAACATGGTTGCTAAAATTGCTCGTTCGACTAACTCTTCAGTTGATGCTACGTGTTACGTCACTCATAGCCCTTGCATCGACTGCGCTAAACTCTTGGTGCAAACGGGTTTTGTCAGGGTCGTATTTGAACGATCATATAAACGAATAGACGGAATCCGTTTTCTAGAGAATATAGGGGTTAAATGCGAATGGATAGCGACACAATGACACCGAACATGAAATCTATTTACCGCCACAACAAAGCATCTAAGGTTGGTAAAGACAACGGCTCGCATATCATCTATCATATTTATGTTCCCGGCAAACATAGAGGTCTACATCAGGGCTACATAGGCAGGTCTAGCCTTAACCTTGAGGGGACACATATGCGATATAAGCAGGAGCTTAGAGAGATCGAGGAGGGTACCAGAGAAGCGCGCTGGGTACATAAGTTGCTCCGTCGATATGGGAAGGAGTGCGTAATCAACTTGGTATCTTCCGGGCTGACTCTGGAAGAGTCTAAATACTGGGAAGCTCAATATCGCCCTGCGGACATGCCAAAAAGCACGTTTAACTGGAACTCTTGTCCGGGCGGTTGATAGAGGCCCATAATGACCGAAGGGAATCCCCAGGGGGTTTTTTAAGGTATAATTTAAAGGAATTATTATAATGTTTAGTGAATATAGGACTGCTGTTATTGATGGTGATGTTCTACTTCATATGTCAATCTGGAACTCTCCTGATCTAGAGGATGCTCTAGAAAGCCTTGAAATACACTTTGAGGCTGTTATGGAAGGTAGCTGGAGTGAAGACTATGTTATGGCCTTTGGTGGACCTAACAACTTTAGGGATGTTTTGTTTTCTGAATACAAGAAATCAGCATCTCGTGCAAAGTCAAAATCTACACGACCTGAATGGTTTGGTGATTTGAAGTCTGAAGCTACTTCCTTGTATGAGAACTCAGTTATATGTGACGGTTATGAGGCCGATGATATGGTTCGCATCTGGGCGAATGAGTTAGAGGAGTGGGGTAGAGACTTTATTGTATGTACTGTTGATAAGGATCTAGACTGTATCCCCGGCAAACACTACAATCCACGTAAATCAGAAGTTTACTGGGTTGCTCCTGAATACTCTGAGATGTTCTACTGGAAACAGCTGTTAATGGGGGATACTGTTGATAACATCCCCGGTGTAGAAGGTATTGGTCCTAAGAAAGCAGAAAAGCTTATTGAGGACTGTAAAACAAGAAAAGACTACGAGCGTGTTGTATTCAATACTTATCACGACAAGTATCCTGAAGATGGCTTTGATCGTATGTTGCTTAATGGTAAGCTTCTTCATATGTGGAGGTCAATGGACGACCATTTCTCAGTAGAAAGGTCTAAGTATGACAGTATTGTCAAAGGATGATCTAGGCCACTGGGAATGTGGTTTTAAGTTTAACCCTGCAAAACACTTTGGTTTTTTGTATTGTATCCATAACACTATAGACAAACGTTATTACATTGGTAAGAAGCAATTCTTTCACTTAGGTAAGAAACGGTCTAAGACTTATGGTAAAGAGATGACTTGGCGAACTTACTGTGGATCTTCAGCCAGCTTACTTGATGATATCAAGAAGAAGCAGCATAAGAACTTTAAGTTTGATATCATCGATGTTTACAATAGTAAAGGTGGTTTGTACTATGCTGAGGCGTTCACTCAGATGGTTACTGAGTCTATGACCCGGCACAACGCCGAAGGAGTTCCTTGGTCGTATAACCGGCAGATAGCTGCTATCCGATTTGTTACTAAAGAAGATGTAACAGACCGGACAAGACGTTATATCAACAAGATCAAAAGGACATACAAATGAAACTAAAGTACATAGTGAGTTATAAGGATAAGTGTTTTATGTTGGATGGCATACCAAAACCAACCGGCTCTGATGAGCCTTACTACTTTAGCCTTAGACGACATGCTGAAAACTTTGTTAATCATTTGTTCAAAGAACATCAAAACATCGAAGATTGGAAAATCGAAGAGGTAGTACTAGGACATGGGACGAATCATAACTAAGAATCAACCCTGTGAATTATGCGGAAGCAGCGATGCCAAACAAATCTACGAAGATGGTTCGGCGTTTTGCTTTTCCTGTAGGAGTAGTTTTATGGCTCCAAAAGAGCAAGTTACTGTGTCGGATGATGACACCTTCGCTTGGCGGTCAGAGTTTGATAGTAAGGATCTTGTCGATGAAATCAAGAACGATTACGCTATAAGAGGCTTTAGAGAACGAAACATTAAGAAGGCCATTGCTGAACACTACGGTGTTCGAGTGGGATACAATGTTGATGGTGAGATTGACTCTCACTTTTACCCTATCCATGAAGGAGATAGCTTAGCTGGCTACAAGAAAAGAGTTCTACCGAAGGACTTCACTTATATTGGATCACCTTCAAAAGAACCCTTTGGCCTTAACAACTACCAGTCTGGTAAACGCTTAGTAATCACGGAAGGAGAACTAGATGCTATGGCGGTACAAAGTGCTTGGTATGAGCGTTACCAAGCTTTCTATCCGGTCATTAGCCTACGCAATGGTTGCAATTCTGTTTCTGATCTTATTGAATGCCGCGATAGGATAAGGAACTTTGATGAGGTAATAATCTGGTTCGACAACGATGAACCCGGCCAACGCGCTGCTCAAGAAGCTGCTCGTATTATCGGATATGATAAAGTTAAGATTGCCAAGTCAACAGAGAAAGACGCTTGTGATCTTTGGCTAAAGGAGCCTAAGTCTGTTCTAAAGGCTATCTATGACGCAATAGAACACACTCCTGCAGGCATTCTTGGGGCTGATGACTTATGGGAACAACTTGAAGAATACAACAAAATCGAGTCTGTACCTTATCCTGATTGTATGTCAGGTTTGAACGAGAAACTGAAAGGAATGCGCTTTGGCGAAATCACCCTATGGACCAGCGGGACTGGTTCAGGAAAATCTACACTCCTCCGAGAGATCGCTCTCCATTTGGTTAACACGACTGATGACAAGATTGGGATTATTTCACTAGAAGAGTCCCCTGCTGAGACTGCTCGGAAGATGGCAGGTATGGCTCTAAACCGTAACCCTGCTGCTGAAGAGATTAGTATTGAAGATCTTAAACCCGGTTTCGATCAAGTATTTAGAACCGGGCGTGTATTAGTCTTAGACCATCAAGGTAGTATCTCTGATGGTAGTATTATGAACTATCTTGAGTATATGTGTCTATCAGGCGCTAAGTATTTGTTTATTGACCACATCACTATCCTTGCTTCTGAAGGCGCGGAGGGTTTAACTGGTAACGAGGCTATTGATAAGATTATGAACGATCTACTACGGCTTGCTAAAAAGCATAACGTATGGATTGGTCTTATCTCTCACCTACGAAAGACAGGTGAAGGTAAGTCATTCGAAGACGGTAAGCTTCCTTCTATGGATGATATTCGAGGCTCAGGTTCTATCAAGCAGATCTCAATGGACATTATTGCTTTCGCTCGTAATGTTGCTGCGGAAGACGAATCAGAGCGTAACACAATCAAGACTAAAGTTCTCAAATGCCGCTATACCGGATTGACCGGGCCTTCTGGTAATATCATGTATGATTACACCACAGGAAGACTACGGCAGGGTGTAGAAGGCTTTAGTAACGAAACAAAACCGAGGTTTTAAATGGACGAGTATGCAGTTTATGGCGTTATCTTAGCGTTATCAAAAGAAGTAGACCACGAGACATTACCGGAAGGTCTTAGAAAGTTCTTAGACGAGTTTGAATCAGGTATTAACGAAATTGTAGATCTAAGAGAAGCAATTAATGAAGCGTATGTTTCAGAAGTACTAGAATCAACTAACCATTCAACAACAATCCATTAAGGAAACACAATGACACCATATGAATCATTCATCCACTTGTCGCGCTACTCACGTTTTCTAGAGGCTGAAGGCCGTCGTGAAACATGGGCAGAGACTGTAGACCGTTTGATGAAATTTTGGGAATCACGTCTCGACAACGTAATCTCTCAGAGTGAATTTAACGAGATCGGTAACGCTGTTCATCGTCGAGAAGTCATGCCTTCAATGCGGGCCATGTGGTCTGCTGGAGACGCACTTCATCAAAATCATTTTAGAGGTTATAATTGTAGCTTTGTTGCAGTTGACCACATCCGAGTATTTGACGAAATCCTGTTTATCCTAATGGCAGGTACTGGTGTTGGCTTCTCTGCTGAAGCACAGTATGTCAACAAACTACCAATCATTAACGATACCTTCCAGCAGTCAGAGCGTACAATCGCTATCGAGGACTCTGCTGAAGGTTGGGCTAAAGCTCTACGTAAACTAGTTGCTGAACTATATCTTGGTAACGTCCACGACTGGGATTACTCTAAAATCCGTCCTGAAGGCGCTCGCCTTAAAACCATGGGTGGCCGCGCAAGTGGACCAGAACCACTTAAAGAGCTATTTGCCTTTGTCACAAACCTGTTCCGAAAAGCAGCGGGTCGCAAACTAACACCACAAGAAGTACACGACGTTGTTTGTAAGATTGCTGAGGTAGTGGTTGTCGGTGGTGTTCGTCGTTCTGCTCTTATCTCACTCTCTGATATTGGTGACCCTGAGATCCGTGACTGTAAGTCAGGTCGTTGGTGGGAAACAGCCCCCCATCGTGCTCTTGCTAACAACTCTGGTGCTCATGACTCTAAGCCTTCTATGTTTGTATTCATGGACGAATGGGTTGCTCTTATGAAGTCAGGCTCTGGTGAACGTGGTATATACAACCGTGGCGGGGCGCGTAGAATGGCTCCTGAACGCCGCGTAGGTTATTTAATTAATGGCTGTAACCCTTGTGCTGAAATTCAGCTACGGTCAGGACAGCTATGTAACCTTACAGAAGTTGTATGTCGTGCAGACGACACCGAAGAAACACTAATGGCGAAGCTCAGGTATGCCGTCATCCTTGGCACATTCCAAGCCTCTCTAACCGAATTCAAATACGTACGTAAAGTATGGCAGAAGAACTGTGAAGATGAGCGCCTACTCGGTGTTTCACTAACAGGTATTCAAGACTGCAAACTCTTACAGAACCCTGATCCTAAACTGCTAGAACGGATGCGAGACTATGCCTACGAAATCAATGTTGAATACTCAAAGCTTATCGGTATCAACCCTGCTACAGCTATCACTACGGTTAAGCCTAGCGGTACTGTCAGCCAGCTTGTTGACTCTGCTAGCGGGATTCATGGTCGTTTTGCCCCTTATTATATCCGGGCGGTTCGGCAGTCTAACAATGACCCACTTACTACCTTTCTAAAGGACGAAGGCGTTCCTAACGAACCCGACGAAATGAACCCTGCTCGTACAACTGTCTTCTACTTCCCTATTAAGTCACCACAGGGTGCTATTATGGCGAACGAACAGACAGCTATTGAGCAGCTAGAGAACTGGAAACTCTTCCAGAAACATTGGTCTGAACACTCTGTGTCTGTTACTGTTTATGTTAAAGAACATGAATGGATGGAAGTAGGTGCTTGGGTCTATGCTAACTTTGATTACATCACTGGTATCTCTTTCCTGCCTTACTCTGATCATACTTATGCTCAGGCTCCATACACTCCTTGCACAGAGGAAGAATATGAAGCGGCACTAGCAAAGATGCCTAACGTTAACTTTGATCGGCTTTCTGAGTACGAAGTCGAAGATACAACAGAAGGCGCACAAACCCTAGCATGTAGTGCAGGTGGTTGCGAAATCTAAATGATACAGGACTTTATGAAGTCTTTTAAAGTTATCATGTGTGGGGTGGCCTTGATGGTCACCTCATGCGCACTGTTTGTGGAACTTGATTGGCTACCAAAGGTTGATCAGGAAAAGTTCCCGCCAGCAATGTATGAAACTACTGCTGCCCTTACAACTTGTATGAAAGCTTACGGCGGCAATCCGATGTTCTTCCCTAAACGGGCTAGGGTATGGACTGAATGGTTCTTAACAGATCAGTTAGAAACAGGCATGTATCAAAGGCTAATGTCTACTACCTTTGTTAATGCTAAATTCACAGTATGTATTACAGATATCAAAATAAGGAAAGTATAATGAATAACGATAAATCAGAACAACTAGCTAAAGCTATAGGCTATTTCTCAGGTACTGTCGTCGGTATTTTACTACGAATTTCACTACTAGTGCTTGGTGTTTATGCCTCTCTTCTAATCCTTGAGTGGCTAGGTTTTATTTCTACAGGAGTTCTTCTATAATGGATATTAACGCTATTTACGATCAAATGGACATCATAGTCGAGTCAAGTGAGATTGAGGAAGATGCTATTCGTGGATTTGAAGGTCTTGCCTTTGAAGAGGGTCTAACAACCGACTCTATAGAGTTTGCATGGTTCTACAGCGGTATCGTCTTTGCTGTTGCCTCTATGATCATTGAAGAAGAAGAGAATGATGATGAATATCCTGAAGAAGATGAAGAAGAAAGCTGAAGATTCTGAAAGTGTCTCGAACACGCGGTTAGTGGCCGCTATTATACATAAAGGTAAGGTGGTGTCTTATGGTAAGAACCAATACAAGACCCACCCTACTATGATTAAGTTTTCCAAGAACCCTCATGCTATATTCCTTCATGCTGAAGTTGATGCCATTAACAAGGCTAAGAAGGTTCTTGGAGAAGACTTATCTAAGACTAAACTAATTGTAATGAGAATCCTGAAAGACGGAACCTATGCTAATGCTAAACCCTGTTGTGGTTGTAGTAAGTGCATAGAACATTACGGTATTACAAACGTTATATACACAACCGGAGAAACAACAAATGTACTTGGTAATTGGTAAGGACAACTGTCCCTTCTGTGATCGCACTAAAGACATGCTTGAAGGGAACAACCTCCCAATGATTTACATCAACATTAATAATGAAGAACCAGAGGTTCAGAGCTTCCTCAAAGGTCTTATTAAAGAGGAACTTACAGAAACTACTGTACCGCAGATCTTTACGTACATCGGCGGGGCAGAAGAGCTAGAATATCTGCTTAAGATTTCTAACAAGATCGTTGATCAGGGTGGTTTTAACAATGACTGAAAAAGTTAAACGTAAACCGGGACGTCCTAAAGGTTCTGCTAACAAACCCAAAGGTAGAGCTACAGTAGCCCCTAAGCTCAAGAGGCCAGAACCGGCCTCTAACGAACAGGCTGCAAGGAAGTATCTTAAGGAGTTCGAAGGAGATACTACCCTAGCTGTGTATGGTGTTGATGACTTTACTGATACCCTTATCGAAGAGGCTTGGAAGAACCCCGCTATCGATATCTACCTCTCAGACCCCAACGTGGATGTTCTAGCTAACTACAACAGGAAGATGGGAGGTCGTAGCTTCTCAATGTATCGTTGGGATGTTATTACCTCTGATAGCTTCTTTACTGCCCCTGTTAACGAGGTTATTGTTGTTGCGGAACAGCATCTCGATTATGTCTTAAACTATCCTCACCCCTATCTCGATCACATGACTTTCGTATCTCTAAAGGACTTCCAGTAAAATGAATGATTCTTTCTACCCTTTAAACCCATCTAAAGATCCCATTGATGTATACTTCCGAGGACAAGATGGAGAAGAACTTGTAGTAGAGTATGATGATGCTCTTTATACGCTCTCTTGGACTCCACAGTACTCACAGTATCGTGGTGAGATTAATGGCATGAAAGGCTATATGGTATGACTAATAAAAATGCAAGCTGGCAATACGCTTACTTCAATCTCTACTCTAAGGTTGCTAAAATGTTGTTAAATCACAATAATGAGGAATCTAAGAAAGAGCTTTTAAGAGATTGGGACGATCTGCGACAGAATATGCCTTTACCGAAACTATGTAATGAAAATGTTGAATATGCAGATAATAGTTGTTACGACTTTAACGACGGTAATGGTCTTGTTCCTGCCCATAAACATTCTAACGGTGGTGGTTGGGTTGCTAACACAGCTTATGTAGAAAATACAGCTTATGTATGCTCTAACGCTGAAGTGTTTGGTTACGCTCAGGTGTATGGTTACGCTTGTGTGTTTGATAACGCCAAGGTGTATGAGTACGCTGTTGTGTATGATGACGCTAGAGTGAGTGGTAATGCTCATGTGTCTGGTAACTCTGAGGTACGTGATGACGCTAGGGTGTTTGATAACGCTACAGTGTCTGGTAACGCTATAGTGCAAGATGACGCCAGGATCTATGGTAACTCTTATGTGTCTGGTAACGCTAAGGTGCGTGATAGCGCTCTGGTGTTTGATGACGCTATTGTAGGGGGTAAAGCTAAAGTGGAGGGTAGCGCTTGGGTGTGTGGTAACGCTACAGTGTCTGGTAGTGTTTGGGTGAGTAATGACGCTGTAATAGCCGAAACCAAGATGCTACCCTATGAGAAACCTGAGCTAGGTACCTGTGACTTTGCACAAGCACTATACTACATGCAGATAGGCTACAAGTATAACCGTAAGGAATACGATAAGCATATCATCAAACACATAGAGTTTAAAGACGACAAGTTCTGGGCAGTATGTCCAAGGGATAGTAAGCACTACTGGGTAGTGAAACATAGAGACCTACTTGCTAAAGACTGGTATATGGTTTCGTAACACTAACCCATAGACCCCCCAACCTTATCTTCTGGTGACTCCTTATGGGGTTGCTGGAGGGTAAGGTTGGGGACCCCTTATATTTTTTTTTTCGTGTAGTTTCATCATAAATTGTCCAAGGAATAAATATGGGAAAATAGAGGCCCATTATGATAGATAATACATGTTCAGGCTCTGACCTAGAATGTACTGTTAAGACGGACTCCCTACTGACATCTGGAAGGGACCATCCGGCGGAGTGTTTAGTAAAACCCTCTAATAACCCCCGATGATGTCACCCCCCCTATGTATGCTCAAACCGGGGGTTATCTTAATAGTATATTCTAGGTTATCCTTGAATGTTGTACTATAAAGACTATTATAAAGATATTTTAAAGTATTATGTTATGTTGTTGTTTATTTAAAATAATAATTTATAAGGAACTTTAAAATGGAAGACTCAGCGGTCATAGGCTTCCTCAATATGATATGGCCATTCATAATAGCTTTTGTAGGTGTTATAGCTTACATCGTTAAAATGAATGTTGAAATAATCCACCTAAAAGAAAAGGTTACAATTCTGTTTGACCTGCACAACAAAAAATAATAATAACAATAGGAGCACATAGATGTTTGGAATCGAATTCTATCACATGGTCGATATAATCCCTTTTGTTCTAGGGACGCTTATCGTTATCTATGCACCAACACGCATCAAGAGTCTTAAAGGCGACCCTGTGTTTGTGTTGATTTTAGTTGCTACTGTAGTATATATGCTTGCTCAGTCTTCTTGGTTCTCTGCTTTCTTAGAGGGGAATGAATGGGGCCGTGGAATGGCTAACTACATGTGGTTTGTATTTAACACCTTGGTTATGGGAATATTCTTATGGGTCTTAAGTTTCGACGTAGACGAGTAATCCCTGGGCTTAAAGAGGTTTTCTTTAAAGATGGTACTCTAATTGATGATGAAAGACTATACGGAAGAGGGCTTGAAATAGCCTCTGGTGTAGGTATGATAGCAATTGCTATTGTTTTACTTATTGATGCACCTATAGCAAGACTCCACCCTCTTATCTTAGACATGTTTAGTGTACAAGTCTGGGTGTGGTTGTTAGTGGTATTGGGAAGTTGCCAGATTAAGTTTTCTTCACTCTCCCAAAGGATCGTGTTTGATACCCTTGCAGCAATGTTTTGGTGTCATCTAGCAACAAGCTCCATTGTTGCCTTTGGCGGATTGAATATAGTTATGGCTATAGCGTTGCCTTATACTCTTTGTCTTATGTATGTTTTCGGTTATCTCATGGGGTTTGACCCTAAAGACTTCGATAAAAAGAAGAATTAAAAGAGGTAACATTAATGTCTGAGCTATTGCATTACGTACCCGCAGGCGCTGGGATGCTTATAGTAGTAGTTGTAGCATCTTTTCTAGGACTGTGGCGTAGCATATTTGTACAGAAAGAAAGTAACAACGCTGCTATAGACTCTCTTAAACGACAATTAACAATACAGGACAATGAGTTAGAACGTTTAAGAAAAGAGCTAAAACGTACTGAAGAGCTATTGGAGGCTCTTAAAAGCAAAAGTAATTAAAAATTTCGTTTGAAACATTAACTCGTGGCTACCATTGAGGAGGGCCAAATATTATGACAGAAGAAACAAAACGCCCTGTGGGAAGACCGCGCAAGTATCCTAAGAAACCTGATAAACCTAAAGGCCAACGTGGTGGTGCTAGAGAGGGCGGGGGGCGTCCTGCCGGTTCTAAGAACATTCACTCACATGAATCTGTAAAGAAACTCGCTGAACTTGGTTTTGATCCTATCGAAAAGATGGTTGAACTCTACCGGAATATTCAGGCCAAGCTTGATAATAATGAAGTTAAAAACGGCTCAGGTGCTCATAGTCAGTTTGTAGCAACTCAACAGAAGATCATTAACGATCTTACTCAGTATGGTTATCGTAAAGTTCCTGAGAAACAGGAAATTGAAACAACTAACCGCAAACCTATTGCTGTTAAACTTAACTTAAAGAGGGATGATAGTGATGGGAAGAGCAAACCCTAAGATATGGGGAAAGGCTAAAGAAGACGCTAAGCGACGTATGGGCGGTAAACACTCCGCTAGGGCTATGCAGTTAGCTGCTAAACTCTATAAGGACCGTGGTGGTAAGTATACGGGAGGTAAAAACGCTGGACAGAAGTCCATGACTAAGTGGACTAAACAGAAGTGGCGTACTAAGTCTGGTAAACCTTCTGTACTTGGCCCTAAGGCCACTGGTGAACGCTACTTACCTACCAAGGCTATTAATAGGATGGACCCTGAGCGCTATAAGCGGTCCTCCGCTAAGAAGCGAGCAGCTACTAGAGCTGGTAAACAATACTCAATGCAACCTAAACGAAGAAAGAAATAATATGCCTAAAGTCGCTGGAAAAAGCTACCCTTACACTACTGCCGGTAAAAAGAAGGCAGCAGCTGCTAAAAAGAAAATGGGTATGAAGAGTAAACGTACTTATATGAAAGGTACTGTTAACATCCCTAAATCTAGAGCGCGTAAGAAATGAAAAAGAAAGACCCTCGTCTAGAGAGGGCTGGGGTCTCTAGTTTTAATAAACCTAAGAGAACCCCCGGCCACCCTACTAAGAGTCATATTGTTGTGGCTAAAGAAGGGGATAAAGTTAAGACTATCCGGTTTGGTTCTCAGGGTGCTAAAGGTTCCCCTAAGAAGGCTAATGAATCGGAAGCTTATAAGAAACGCCGTCTAGCATGGAAAGCACGACATGCTACTAACATTGCTAAAGGCAAGATGTCAGCAGCTTGGTGGGCTAATAAAGTTAAATGGTAATGTATTATGGAAATCGAACTACATCCCGGACAAAGTGAAGTTATTAAAGACCTTTTTATAGATCAATCAGTAAGATATCCTGTTGTTAATGCTAGTCGAGGCTTCGGTAAGTCTTATTTAGCGGCTACTGCTGCTATGTTAGCTGTACAAGAACTAATGGATATGCCAGCTGATGTTCCTAATAAGAACGTTGCTCTTATTGCACCAACTTACGGACAGGCAGTTGATATCTATTTTCCACTGATTGCTTGGCAGTTAGGTATGGAAGAATACGCTGATAAGTCTTCTAAGGCTTCAGGAACTTTCTGGTTTCCTAATAACGTTCAGCTTAGGCTATGGTCTTACGAGGCATCTGAGAGGATGCGTGGTAGTGGTCAGTACTTTGTTATACTTGACGAGGTGACCTCTTGGAAGGGCGCTGGTATGAACTTTAAGGAGTCTTGGGAGTCAATTATTCAGCCTTGTATTACTACTCGTTGGTCTGACAGTATGTCTAATAAGTTTAATGCTCCCGCCCCCGGTAGAGCTTTAATCATCAGCACCCCTAAAGGCTATGACTACTTCTATGAGCTATGGAATAGACAAGACACAGATAGTCAATGGAAAGGCTATCACTATACCTATAAAGACTCTCCTTATGTTGATGATGCTGAAATCGAAAGAGTTAAACAAACACTAGACCCATTGAAGTTCTCACGAGAGTATGAGGCTTCCTTTGAGGACTCTGGTAATAATGTATTCTATATGTTTGACCGTAAGAAGCATATAGATAAAACCCTTCCCTACTTTGAGGAAGGAGAAGATGTACACTGTGCTATCGACTTTAACGTTGGCATCCAAGCGACTACCCTATTCGCAGTTAGAGGTGGTCAAATGCACATCTTAGACGAGATGATAGGTCATCCTGATACCGAATCTTTAGCTATGGCTATTAAAGCTAAGTTCCCCGGTCATCGTATCAGAGCCTATCCAGACCCTGCAGGTAAGGCTCGTAAGACCTCCGCCGCAGTAGGCGTCACCGACTTCTCTATTCTACAATCAGCAGGTCTTGGGATTCTAGCTAGGCCCAAGGCTCCACCTATTGTAGACTCTGTAAACGCTGTAAACAGAAAGTTAGAGAATGCTCATGGGACTATAGACATACTAGTTCACCCTAAGTGTACTAATGTAATCCAATCCCTAGAACGTACCGTGTGGGTCGATAACAACCCTAACACTGCAACTATCTGCAAAAAAGAAGGTGTAGAACACTTCTCAGATGGAATCCGGTACGCAGTAGAGTACCTATGGCCACTAAGGGCCGGTACTAAGACAACAACAAGAGGCTTCGGCTTCTAATCAAAAGGACAAAATTATGTCAATCTCCTCATATATGAAAGCTGCTAGAGACGCCTACTCACAGGCTTCTGATGCTGCTTCTAGTGCATACACAAAGGCTTCTGGTATGGCCTCTGATGTAGCTAGTAGTATTCGCAATACTATCACAGGTACTGCTGCTAACGCCTTATCTCGTGCTCGTCAGGGTACAGGTGCTACTAAAGGGCGTACTGTTCGTACAAGGTCTCGCGGCCTTACTAATGAGAACCGTGTTCGTAAAGCTGTTACAGGTGCTGTTAACAAGGCTCGTAAAGCTGCTGCTAACGCCTCATCCCGTGCTCGTCAGGGTACAGGTGCTACTAAAGGGCGTACTGTCCGCACAAGGTCTCGTGGTCTTACTAATGAGAACCGTGTTCGTAAAGCCGCTTCAAGTGCTCGTAAGGCTGTTACAGGTGCCGCTTCAAGTGCTCGTAAAGCTGCTGCTAACGCCACATCTCGCGCTCGTCAAGGCACAGGCAAGACCCAAGGACGTACTGTTCGTACAAGGTCTCGTGGTCTTACTAATGAGAACCGTGTTCGTAATGCTGCTTCAGGTGCTGTTAACAAGGCTCGTGGTGCCGCTTCAAGTGCTCGTAAGGCTGTTACAGGTGCTGCTTCAAGTGCTCGTAAGGCTGTTACAGGTGCTGCTTCAAGTGCTCGTGGTGCTGCTAACAAGGCTAAATCAGCAGCAATCCGGACAGCAGGGGCCAACACAAGCGGACGAGTTCGTACAGCCCTAGTAAACGCAACTATGGCTAAAGGTACTTCTACACGTAAGCCTAAGAGTGCTGCTGGCAAGTCTACAATGGGTATCAAGCGGAATACCGCTGGTCAACGGCGTTCTAAGTTCCTCAACCCCGGTGGTAAACCTTCTAGCCGTATCGGTAAAGCCCTAGACACTGGTAAAGTTGGTCGCGGTAAACAGATGTCTGCTAAACAGAAAATTGCTCTTAAGAAGGCGCAACAGGCTTCTGCAAAGAAACGTAGAGGTAAACGTATTGATCGTTAATCTACATTAAAGCATTGGTGGTTGGCTTTAAACTAACCACACCTTATTATTTTTATAAAAACAAGGACTATACACATGGCCCGAAAGAACAAAAAATCTCGTTATCAAGAAAGAAATGAACATAACTATGGAGGAAATGTTTATACACTATCGCGATTTAATGTGATTCCCAAGAATACTAAACAGGATCGACTTATACAATCGATTAAGGAGTATCCTGTGACGGTTACTATTGGGTGCGCTGGTACAGGTAAGACTTATTGTTCTGCCGGTACAGTAGCGCAGCTGTTCTTAAAAGGCCAATACACTAATATCGTATTAACTCGTGCTAACGTCCCTACAGGTAAGTCGCTAGGTCACTTCCCCGGTACTATTCAGGAGAAGATGACACCTTGGCTGACACCTATGCTAGAAGTACTGTCTAAAGCCTTTGGTAAAGGCAAGTATCAGTATATGCTCTCTAAGGGTGATATTGAGATTCAACCTATTGAAACTATTCGTGGTCGCTCTTATGAGGACTCTTTAGTTCTTGTAGATGAGGCACAGAACCTATGTATGGATGAGATTAAGGCCATTACAACACGACTAGGTGAGAACTCTAAGCTAGTGCTTATGGGTGACCCTGCACAGTCTGATGTTAAAGATGGTCGTGACTTAACTACCTTCTGTAAGATGGC